CGCGGCCCTCGTAGTCAGTATGCTAAACTTCAACATTCCTAGTAGTTGCCTGCATACACATTAAACCGCTGGCGAGTGGCCACCAACGAGTACGGCAGGCTCATGATGTCGTCAGGGTTGTTGATGCGCTTGATGTTGCGCTTGGACGTCATGGCGATGCGCTGGACCTGCGGTGACGGCTCAACGCCGAACTCGGGCGCGATCTCCATCGCCAAGTTGTAGGTGAACGCTCGCAGGTAGCCTGGCGGAAACGTCAGCTCGGTGGCCAGCGTTGCCGGCTGCGTCAACTCCTCAACCGAGATGAAGTGCCACTCCAGCAGCCGCGTGGGCACCGGGTAGATGTACATCTCAATGTCGGGATACGTCATGTTGATCCACAGCACCTGCGGATACGTTGACGTGACCGTCTTGACAGCAATACCGTTGTACTGCTGCTGATTGATCATCTTGATGCCGAAGCTGACGTTCGTGCCGGGGTCGCGGAAGTACGTCGAGTCGTCCAGCAGGACGGGCCGGTTGCCCACAAAGTCGCCCGTAGGCCCCAGCGTGCGGCTGATCGTGCTGGCGGGCCAATTGAACACTTGGTCTTGCGTGCTGAACACAGACAGCCGCTCGGTGTTCCACGAGTCGATCATCTGGTTCATCGCCGTCAGCGAGTCTTGCATGACGGCGGCGGATGTGGTTTCGCCTTCTGCCAATACGCCCAGCAGACGCAGGGCGCGCTGGATTTGATCACCCGCTGTGGTGGACATTGACAACCTCCCTACGGCGGCGGGTGCGCTCGGTCAAAGCGTTGACTGCAAGCGCGGGTTCGACATCATCGTCTTGATCGGGAGTATACCGCGCCCATCCGCTGCGCTCGTCGTATTCCGCTTCCATTTCCAACGTCGCTACCTTAGCGCCGTGGATCGGATGTCTCATGTAGATGATGGGCATAGAAGAAGGGGGCCGAAGCCCCTTTCCGTTACACGCAGTGGATCAACGCGAAGTTGATGATGACCGCTTCAGACAGCGACCCCGCAGTCAGGTTACGCAGCGCAATGACCGCAGAACCAGCAGTCATGCTGGAAATGTAGGTCGTATACGCCGCAGCCGTAGCGCCGCCCGACACGTTCACGACGATTGAGTCGTTGGCGGAAATGAAACTGTTGTTCATCGTGAAAGTCACTGCGGTATTGCCCGCCAAAGCCGTGGCAGCCATAGTGATGCGGCCAGCAGCCTTGTTCAGCGTTACCGCTGTGGTCTTGTCAGTGGCCTGTGTCACCGTGCCCTGCGCGTCTGCGGTGTACCCCAACTCGCTGGATGCATAGACGGTACCCCCACTAACCGAAGCGCCGGTAACAGCGCCCGTAACAGCAACCGCACCCGTAACGGTAACGCTTTCAAACTCGGGGTCGCTGTACGCGACGCCGACAGCCTTGGTATTAGGCATGATCAATCCTTTCAAAAATGCGCGGCCCGAAGGCCGCGCGATGCGTCAAGCCACGCGATACAGCGTCCAAGCGCCAGCAGCGCTCTTGCGAGCAAGCAGCGCAGCGCCGGTCGTGATAGGGATTGTCATGGTCAGAGAACCAGAGACAGTCCAGCCGGTACCCGCAGCGATGATCGCGGTGGCGGAAGACGTGCCGAGGTTGACCACACGGAAAGTGAACGAAGTGCCCACTTTGTCCGAATTGGTCAGCACGGCTTCCAAATCCGCCACAGTGGGCAGCGTGTAGGTCTGAGCCGCAGCGGTGACACCGCTGTTGGCCAAGATCAGACCGTTCAGCACTTGTGCTGGGGTCAGGGTTGCAGTAGCCGCAATCGACACCGGCTCGGGGAGCGCGTCGATCAGGGGTTCGTTGAGGTTGCCGTCGCCGACTTGATAGCCGCCGCCACCATTAGGGAGTGCCATGATTGAGTTTCCTTTCAGTGTTCAGTTGTAAGACTGGGGGCCGTAGCCCCCATTGTCATCAGCCCCAGAGACGGCAGGCCATCTGCGGACGAATGGTGCTGTAACCGTACAGCACGTCGATCCGGCAAGGCATGCGGTCGTTGTTGATGTCGTACTGACGCACGACGCGCAGGCTGATGCCGTTGTGAACGGCACGCGCAGCCATGTCCACGCCTTGGGGCAGGAGCAGGTCAGCGGTGGCGAACGTGACGGCATCCTTGTGGTACACCAAGTTCTGAGCGTACTGCGTAGAGGCAGCACCCACGAACACCACAGCCTTGCTGTTGCCAGGCAGGCTGTTGACGGTGGCCAGAGCGCTGCTGGCCGAGTACATCGGAGCCACGGTCACGGTGACGGCGGTGCCGCTGGCGGTGACGTCAGCCAGAACCACGAACTGGAACAGCGAGCCGGTGGACTCACGGGTCTGCGGGTTCACCGCAAAGCAGTCAGCCACGGTGAACACGTCACCAGCCTTGATGGTGACGTTAGACGCCACGGTCAGCGCGATGGAGGTCGCGCCTTCAGCGGTAACTGCCGCAGAGGTGGTGTTGCCGGTAGCGCCGCGCGAGCCGGTCGTGAACTGCTTGATCGACTGAGACATGTTGACTTCTTCGAAGCCAAGCACGCCAGTGCCCATCATGCCGTTCTTGAACTGCTTGCTGATGGTGTCGGTGGGATTGAACAGACCCTTCATGCCTTCCACCAGACCAGCGTTTGCGGCGGGGTTGACCGTTGCGTACCGCGGCGACATCACCGCGGCGTTCTCGTTCAGCTTCTGCTGGGCCTGCAGCAAAACCAGCGAGGTGGCCGGCGTGGTGCCGGGCGTGCCGACAGAGTTGCCGATGGTGCGGAAGGCGTTGGCGACGTCAGCGTCGATGCTGGAGGCCAACTGGCTGATACGAGGCTTGAGCACACGATCAGCGAAGTCATCCAACTGCATCGTCAGCTCAGCGGACGTGAAGTTCACGCCGATGTGCTTCTGGTTGTTGACAGTCAGGGTCGTGAACTGCTCGTTGTCGTCCTGCACTTGCAGAGCGGCACCGTCAGTCACCAGGGCGCGGTCCGGCAGGCGGATGCGCAGCGTGGAGCCGATCTTGGCCCCTTCGACAGCAAAGCTGTCGTCGTACTGGCGGTTCACGTTGCGCGTGATCACCAAGTTGTTTTCCAGGATCTCCAGGGCCTTCCTGGTGATCATGTCAATGGTCAGAATACTATTGGCCACAGCGGGCTCCTTTCAAGTCTTAGCGGTTTGCTTGTGCCTGCATCTTTCGCATCTGGCGGGCTCGTTCAGCTTCAATCCATTCCGACGTACTCATGTTCTTGATGGAACGCGGGTCAGTCGTGTCGTAAGACGGGTTGTTGCTGCTTCGGGCTGTGACAGGTGTGATCGGTGCTGGCGCTGACGTAGTTCGTTTGACGGGCGGATTGTCGGTCAGTCTGCCTTCAATCTTGCCAATTTCTTTTGCCTGCAAGAACGGCGACAAACGCGAGATGCGGTCCGCTTCTTTAGGGTTGGCTCCGAGGTAGTAGGCTACATCAGGGCCAACATCAGAAGCGCGGATCGTTTCAGCCATCACGTCAGTGATTCGGACGCTCGGGTTGTAGGCGACTTGTTCAAAATCGTCGTACTTGTTCCGGGCTTCTTCTTCTCTGTCGTGGTAGGCGTCAGCAATCGCTGCCTGAGCCTTCTGCTGCTCTCGCAAGGCAATCAGTTCTTCGGCCTTCTTGTACGCCAACGCGTCTGCGTAGGCTTCAGGAGACTCAAACTGATCAACTGGCGGAACATCTTTCGGCGCGGGCTGCCGGGTTTGCATATCTGCAAACTTGGCCGCTTGCTCTCGTTCCCACTTTCGCTGCTCTCTTGCGAGGCGCTTGCTGATCATCGCGTCAATTTCGGCTTGGGAAAACTTCTTTTCCTCAGCCGTCTGCTCGACTTGGTTCTCAGCTACTTCCGGCGAACTTGCTTCAACATCAGGCGCAGCCGTTGCTGCCTGTGCCGGCGCGGGGTCAACTTCCGCTAGGACTTGGACTTCTTCAGTCATGGATGCTCAAATTGAGCCCTGGTAAACCTTACCAGTACGGTTGCGGTGCATATTACACCAGAATCAGGCCCACATTCTCGCAGGCGTTACCGGAAATACTTGGTACGGTGCCAGCTCCGGAACCTCGTCGGTGTGGCGCACGTTGACATGCCAGCCATCAATCGGAGCCATCTCATCCACCGCTTCGCCGCTTTCGTCCTCGGCAGGCAGCACGTTGCCCGTGGGCTTGTAGATGGTGCCGATGACATCAATGGCCGCGAACTTGGGCACCAAGACCGTCTCGACCACATCGCCCTGCACGTTGGTCTGCTCGGTGAACAGCGCCGCGTTGGCCTCGGCTTCGTCAGCGAACTTCAGGAAGTAATCGGTGTACATAGGTTCTCCTTAAGCGGTGATGGCCTGCAACTCTGCTGTTGAAAGGGTGCGGGGGTAATACGTCAATCGGCGGAGGTGGCCGTTCAACTGCAATGACGTACCTAGGCGGCTACCCAAGAATATGCGATCAGCAGGGATTCTTTGTGTCACTGCGTTTTTTGTTACCGCTAGGGTTCCACCGTAGGCCAAATCAGCGGATGTAGAACTGTATGAGCCAGCTAGTTTTACGGTAGCGCCAGCAGTCAACGAATTCGCGGGGCCCAAAACATCAAAGTTGCCTGTCACAAACCGACTGGTAAAGTTTCCTCTTAGCCCATCAAAGCTAAGGCTAAAGTCTCTGAAGTCAGCGGCAGAAGCGCCTTCAGCAAGTATCCGATATATGTTCGCAATCGGGCCAGTCGCCTCAGCGTAAACAGTTCCAGCACTTGCGTTATACCAAGGGCTCAGCGTATTCACTGAAGCCACATCGGCTGCACGGGTCAGCGCGGTGGTGGTGGTGGGGATGTAGCTGGTGGGGAAGGCTCCGACTTCGAGTTGAGCGCCGAATACAAAGATGCCGCTGGTGCCGTCGCCGGTGTAGTTGGTCGTTGAGCCAGTAGAAATCAGCCTGATTGTCAGCGTCGATGTAATGCTCGTGCTTTTCAGCGGGAACACCGAGCATCTGTACCAGCCATTTCCTACAGCGGTAATTGTTCCTGTGCCTGATACCACCGTTCCATTTGACAAATCAAAGGATGTAATGCCAGAGGATGCTTGAGCGTTGTCAAATAGCTGAAATCTGGTCCTTTCAGACGCCTTGGCGAAAACGCTGATTACATACGCCGAGTTGTCAACAGAACCGCCAAGCGAAATGGATTGCGTTGTAATGTGCGTGCCAGTGGACGTATCCTCCACCAGTTTGTCTGCAACCGTAGTACCAGTGGGCGCGGTCGTTGCGTTGGCCGTAATCGTTGATCCGGACTTTGACCACGTTGCGCTGCCCCAATCTTCAGACTGCAAGCACAAATTCGTCCTCGCCTCCTCAACCAAGAAGCCCTGAGCCGCCAGCGTACTGGGGTTGTAGTCCAGGCGTGGGGCGTCAACCGCAGCAGAGGTCAGCGTGCCCGTGCTGTCGAAGTACGTGGCCGTGCTGGCACGGGTGAAGGTGATGATCTGCGAGAAGGTTTTGGATACGAGTGCCATGTTTTACTCCCAGACCACGTACTGCTCTGCAATTTGGTATTGCTCGGAAGTGAAATTGAGACTGATGGAGTCTCCGTTTTCACCCAAGTTGTTAGGTACGCCTGCAAACACCAGGTCAAGCGTCGGACCAAGCTGCGCAAACGGATCGTTTGCTGGCACCCCCGCAGAGATGCCGCCGTCGCCGTACACCCCACCATTGGCCATCCAGTCCTGACGGACTCGGTTGACGTATACCGGTGAGTTGCGGACGGTGATCATGCGTAGTAGCTCACGTTCAGTTTGGCACTGGCAGCCTGTTCAATGAACCGAATGCGCTGCAGATCGCCGTCATACGACAACACCGTTGAGATGGGCACGGGCATACCGACCGCGCTGGTGGGGTTGGTGCCGTCATCGCGCCAGCGCACCGCTTGAGTCTCGGGCGTGATGATGGCCAGTGTGGCCCCGCTTGGAACGGTCAGCGCTGCTGCGGCAGACAACGAAGTGATCTGCTGGTATCCCAAGCAAACGGTGGTGGATTTCAGTCCCATGAGTCAACCTCAAAAGTTTGGTTTGGTCAAGACGCCCGCAAAGA